CTGGAATCGGAGAGGTCCTCTGCAAGATTAGTAATAACGTTTCCATTGTATGCTTTTGTTGCAACGGGAGTTTTGTATATAATAGATCTTGTTGCTTCTGGACTTGGATCTCCAGCACCCAAACCAATGGAAACTCTGTTGATGATATCTTTGCTGCTGTCTGGTACTGGTCCAAACAAGAAAGTTTTTGCTGTAAATTTTAACGTATATAATAGTACTCTTCTCGATGTGTAATCTCCTTCACAATTATCTTGGAAGGATACACTTTCTAATGTGATTGGAATATCTCTCTTTTCACCAATAGACTCAATCAAATCAATTGTAAGATTGAAGTTTGGTTGGAAGTATGGTAAAATTTGCTCTACAATTTGCAGAGCATCATCATTTAAAAGTGTCATAATATTCAACTCAAATGCCATATTGTATGGCACAGGGAAGAACATTTTTTTAATATCTGTTTTATCTGTTCTAGGTGCTACAGCATATGCTTGTGTAGTCGCTAACTTACGACTATTATCGTAAGATACTCCAGTGAACTCAAATGACATTCTTGGGAGACTAATCTGAATGGGTTTATTCAGATCAGGTTGCTGTTCAAGTCTTGCCAAGAATTTTTGAGTAGGTCCATAGGCAAGAGGAACTTTGATGATCTCATCACCATCCCTATTAATCTCAATACCATTGAAGAGGGTTCCAAATGCAATCACCGTCTTTCTAAAAATCTGGTGATAAAAATGATCAAACATGGTCTATCTCCTAAGGGCTGCCAAATGGGTTAGATTCACTAAAATCAAGAATCGCATCTGCTTCCTGTTCAATGGTTACATTCTGCGCGTAACCATCTTCAGGAACATTAAATGTATTTAGGTTAATATTTGCGTAAGCAGCACCACTTGCTTGACCTATAATAGATTCTCCACTCTGGAACTCTCCAACAATATCCTTTAACTTGAGAACCTGAGTCACAGCATTCCAAGAATTGACTCGTCCAGTTGCACTACTTGCAGAACCAACCACATCTTCATTCGTTAGATATGTACCATATCCAACGGTATTTTGTGGTCCAGAAATTACAATTTCTGGTACTCCTTCATAGTATCCGCCCGCATCTTCAATCACAAGTTCTGTGATTGTTCCTAGACCAGAGAGTCTTGCCGTAATCTTGGCGTCAATTGTAGTACTTGCAATTCCAGGTGCAACAACAGTGACAGTTGGAATACTGATATACCCACTACCACCACTAGTAATAGTTACAATACCAATGGCAGCATCTGCTATTTGAGCAGTTGCATAAGCACCAGATCCCTCTCCACCATGGAAGGTAACTCTAGGAACAGATGTATATCCAAATCCAGGATCTGCAAGGGTAACTTTCTGTACTCTGAGATTATCTGGACTTGCATCACAAAGATCAATAATGCCACCAATCATTGAGGCAATACCAACAGCAGTTCTACCAGATGTCGGTGCAGAACTTATGGCAACTCTTGGTGTGCTAGTGTATCCAGACCCTCTTCTGTTTACAAGTATTCTTCTTACAACACCATCATTCAAGGTTGTAATTGCAGTTGCTGTAGATCCAACACCAACCATATTGAAAGTTTGAATGTAACCAGCATCAATTACATTATCATCAATCTCAGAGACTCCAGTATCAATCTCCTCGTCATTGTATGCAAAGAGTTCTAATCTAAGCTCATAAACATAATTTTTCTGTAATTGCCAGAAGGGTTTTTCATGCTCAACATACTTAATTTCAAATAATCTATCGCCAAGTGGAAAATATATGAGATCTCCTTCTTTTGGTCTAGATGTGAGTTTTGTTCTATCAATTAACGCTGCCTGTTGTTGAACAACAGATTCATATCTCTCTTTTGAGATAATAATGGTTAAATCATCAACTTCTTGTACACCAAACTTAGACAATAAAGTTCCTGCACCACTAAATCCTTCATATGTATCTACATATGCTTCAAGAGGAATCGCTGCGGTAAACTCAGACCGAGACACTTCCTCCATGACAGTTTTTTCATTTTGAAAGACTCTTGGGAGATAATATACTTCCACTCCGAACATTTTAAGTTGTTCGTTTACTAAATCTTGAACTAAATTTTGCTCTCCAGAAGAACCATGGAGAAAGAATGGATTTAACGCCATATGATTAACCGATCATGTCTAATGGTGGAAGTTCGTATGTAGAAGACATCTTGTCTATCAGAGCATTTAGCTCATTCACACCATCGTCGTAAATTTGTCTACCATTTAATTCTGTTCCACCAGGAAGTTTTACTCCCTGAAATTTGATTAAGTTCTGACCCCACTGCTTCTTGAGAGCAGCAGTAACATACTTTTTGAGGAAAGAATCACTCCATACTCCAGGAGAATCATTTGGATCAAGAAGTCTATAACAGTCAATGACCAAGATATCTCCAGGATCGAGGGACGACCAGTCCATATCCATGTAAAGTCTATCTTGTCTTTGATTGAATCTTATCTGTTTTTGTGTTGTCAACAAAAAGTCAATATCGGACAATTGTCTCTTAACCATAGAATATGTTAAGAGTTCAAGGGAACTAAAATGATAAAGATCATTCAAGAACAACTGATATTTAATGTTAAACATTCCACTGGAGAGACTGCTAGATCCCTCAAAATGGAATACTTTAGTAATACCAATAATCTGAGGTGGGACAGGAATAAAATTCTCAGTCTCATAAAAGTTAAATGTAGTTGGTGTTCCTCCTACAGTTCCAGTTGCTTGAGTTGATGCAATGCCTACACCACCTACTTTTGCTCTTGCTCTATCAATGTCGGCTTGAGTTACTTCGTACTTTAAAAATGTTTGAACAACACCATCAAAATGTCTCTCATAAAAAAATTGTAGAGAATCATCAATAATATCATCAATTTGTTCATCAGCAACGTTGATCTCCAGCACAGGAGCACCTAGTTGCCTCTTTGCGTAGTCAATCAGTCCTTGTCTGCTTGCTGGAGTTGCCATTTACTTGTCCTTGTTTATTAATTGAATTAAGAGATCTTTAATTTCATTTACATCATTTTCTAATCTATCAAGTCTCTCTTTTTCTCTACCTTTTGCTTTTCTAAGATTTTTATATGAGTCATAGCCTTGCTTGTCGCGATTCACAATCGCATTTGTTTGTGAATCTCTGACAAGAAAACTATGACCCTCAACCTTAAAATACCTATTTTCCATACTATGCAAGTGCGATAACTCTGAGATCTCTCATCCTTGGCGGATACGCCTGGTTCGTCGAAGTTCCTACGAGTTTTATACTAAAGTATTTAAACTCTGGAAGGTTATCAATACTAAATTCATAATCTTTGTAAATCAGGTTAGCACTATCAGATGCAAGTACATCAGTCTTAGGAACTTTCTTATTAGGTAAACCATTGCTTTCCGCAAAGTCCAGAATATTACCATTTACATCCAAGTTAGTGTAACCAGGGAATGGATAGTAGAGTGGTTCTACTTCTGGAGTATTACTGATAGAATAGAATGCTCTAATATCACTGTATGTATTTACATACCCTGCGAGAAGAACTTTAATGGAAGTTGCAGGATTCTCGAGCTCTACTGGTTTGTTTGCATAGATGAATGCGGTTGGATCCTCATTCAGCGATGCTGTTCTAGAGTCATTCTTATAATCAGTGATTGGGGCATTGATTCTATTAGAGATCAGAACCATACCAACTCTATCAAGGTCAATCATTGGAGATACATTGCTATTTGCGGTAGACAATGTAAAGGTCATTTCCATAGACTTATTGCCAGGGAGATTGCTAAGTTGAGCAAGTTCATTGACTCTAGAAGCAATCATTCTGGGTTCTGGCAGATAGGTATCTTCATCAAGATTAATACTGGTTTTTTCGGTCTCAACAAATGAGATTTCATTACCATCTATACTTGTAGCAGAGATACCCTTAAGTTCTGCAGAGATTGAAGTTCCTGGAAGAGCCATTGTTTGAACAATGGGTCTCACTGCTTCATACTGAATGTTTTGTGTTGCATATATCAAATCTCCACCAGTAGACTTGGTAGTATTGATATAAAGCTTGTTAAGACCAGATCCAGAACTTCTATCAACACCGTTAGTTGCAGTATTGACTCTAATGTAATAAGAATCAAGAGTGATTGGTCTATTTACAAGAGCATCTTGTAATGTATGATCAGTATTAATTCTTCTTAAAGAAATACCATTGTTTTCATACTTTTGAATAGATGTCTTTAATGGATAGGTGTATGTTCTTGTATTGTCAACACCTCTAGTAATTCCGATTAATTGTCCAGCTTCAACACCAGTATAAGAGATAATCTCTTCATCAATGATTACATAACCAGGATTAGTAGAAGCAACAGACACATTCTCAAATGTTGCAAATCCAGATGTATTTGCAATACTGATTGCACCAGAGTCGGAGTTTGTATATTCTGCGGTAAGAGTTGTTGGTTTAAGATCTCCCTTGACACCACTAATACTGACAGTATTTAAAGTAGAGTGCATACCATGGTTTTTATGATTAACCTTGATATGAAGACCATCTTCCGCAAGACTTGCAAGTTCAAAATCATCAACTGAAATGTCACCACCAGCAACAGCAACCATTGTTGTAATTCCTGTTGATGGACTTACATACTGAAGTGGTTTTGCTGCGTTAATTTCAAATTCACCTTGAATATTATCAATTATCAGTTCATTGATGCCAGTTACGTTACTGAGAGACAGTTGGAGATTTCTTCCTAACTGATCATTACCAAAGTTGCCGACAGTGAATACATCACCAACTTGATAACCAGAACCACCAGAGTTAATAGTTGCAGCAATAGCAACACCATTTGTAGAACCATCAGCACCAATTGTAATATCGGCAGTAGCATTTCTACCATTACCACTGAAGGTAACCAAAGGCACATCAGTAAATGTAAATTGGTTTCCATCAGATGGTGTATATCCAATACCAGCATTGATAATGGTAAGATCTCCTGTTGCAGATCCACCAGCACCAACGTAATCACCACTTACGTTTGCATCTTTTTGAACAATAGTGTTACCTATTACAAAGTTGGATGTATCAATAATATCGTTAGCAGTAACAATTACGCGCTTGGATTCAAACTCTAAGGCATCCTTAGTGAGGTTTGCAATCTGTTGATTACCTTTAGCAAGTTCTGGGTTGAAGAAAGATACCGTGGCAGATTCATCAAAACCTGCAGTATAAAGACTAAACTTAAGATCTTCATACTGAGATGCGTTCCAAGTGGAACCGTTCTGAGATTTAAACAGAGATCCAAGGTGTGGTTGTGCAGATACGAGAACTTGTCTGGATTCTGCTTGCAGCAGTGTGCTTACATCAACTTCGCCCATTCTGGAGATCCAGACAGTATATTCATTAGACTGAGAGAGAAGAACAACACAATGCTCTGTCCCACCGTTCAGATAAACTGGTGCTGGGAACACTACAGTTGTAGGAACTGTTGCATCAAAAGATTCTTCAACTTGATCAGATTCAAGAATTACCTCACCAAATGGATATACTTGGTCAGAAGGAAAACCATTTACCATAGGTCTCAATTGTACCGTGACAGGTAGAAGTGGATCCTTCGTTCTGAAGAATACTTCAATCTCAGTTACAAATGCTCCTGGATCATCAACAATCGAGAACGATTGTGCCAAGGGGTCTTTACCTCTTCTCGGTGGTCTCGGCGGACGGGGAGGACGAGGTGGACGTGGGGGTCTTGGTGGTCTTGGAGGACGTGGCGGTGGTGCTGGACGTGGCGGTGGTGCTGGTCTAGGTCTTACCGCAGGGCGAGGAGGTGCCGAAGGTCTTGGCCTTGGTGGTGGCGGTGGTGGTGGTGGCGGTGGTGGAGGAGGTGGCAGAACTGTAACACTAGTTGAAGTACTATTAGTAATTGCTGTTGTTACTTGTACATCGGTTGCAGGTCTACTTTCAGATGCTGCTACTCTCTCAAATCTTGGTTTTCTGGTGGATCTGATAGTCTCTTGGACATTATTCAAAGTACCAGATGCGAAGTATGCTTCTTCTCCACTAGTATCTGTAAGACCACCGAGGGTGCTATTTACAGAACTACTAGTAAGTCTGAATACCTTTGTGCCTACTTCAAAAGTTGGGTTGGTTGGGTTATTTGGATTTGGAATGAAGAAAGTACCAATAACAGTACCAATTCTATCCGTCACTAATTTAACATCTGTAACCTCTGCTTCACCTGTAGCACCTCTGAGGCGCATACCAGATCTTATCCAACCACTATAGCGAGACTGATTACTCTCAGAGAGAGTTCTAGTATCTACGTTAAGAATAATGGAAGAACTGGAATAGTTTTCGGGAATTGTATAATTCTCATCATATGGACTAATTGTATATGTATCTGTTGGTGCATTAATTGGTCCATACTTATGGTTAGACTGAGCGACTCTAAACGAAATTGTTGGAGATGCTCCACCAACAATAGGAGTAGAACTGGTTGGCATAGAACCAGTTACAGTCTCTCCAACGGAGAACGATCCACTGATCATTCTAATTTCAATTAGTTTTGGAACAATGAAGTTATTTACATTAATTCCATCAAAGAATCCATATACTCTAGTTCTTGGTTTGAACTTTCTACCAGTAAATTCAACGTTACGTGATCTCATAAATGCGATCACATCCGAACTTACAACTCTATCACCTTCATTGATAGTTTCAGTCTGCTCAGAAACTCTAAGTCTCTCTCCAGATCTATTTTCAGTACCAGTTCTAGTTGTTGTCGTTACCGTAGTAGTTCTTAATTGGTTAGTTGTAGTGATTGTTCTACCACGTTGTACCGAACTACTACCAGTTTGAACTGTGCTGCTTGTAGACGTAGAACTGGATCCAGTCCATGTTGCTGCCCAAGCACCCCAACGCACAGGTCCAAGACCACTTTGTGCGTCATAACCAGCAAACTCAAGTTGTAATCTGGTCTGAGTATAATCATCTACATTGATTCTTTGTGGTGCCAATCTTACTTGGTCAATCCAGATATCCGAGGTTGGGAAGAGTTCAATATTACCAGTGTAAGTTGTAACCAGATATGGAGTTACGTTCTCAACTCTTGTTGCAAATGGATTCTGAATTTCAAGACTATCAACATAGTTAATAGTAATTACTTGACCAGTTCTTCTGTAGTTAGAACCAACAATGTCAGTTACAAATGCAGGACTTACATTTGGATTTGCTGTAGTTCCAATACCGATCAGAGATCTAGAACCGATCAGCATATCAACTTCAGTTGTGAAGTGAGAAGGTCTCAGTTCAGTATTAACTGGATCAATGGAGTTGGTAATATTACCAGCTTTGAGTTGATTCTGAGTAGTTGTAAAATTATCAACAAAAATACCAGATTTAAATCTAGTAAGACCAGTTTCATCTGGAATGATCAGTGCTTCAGTCTTTGCTTCAAGCAGAGATAGTGCAGTATAATACTCAAGATTTTTGATCCTATCTTCCAGAAGTGCAATATCTTGCATTCTGTATCTCTTATGTGACTTCAGAGAAATGCTTACATTCTCTGCATTACAGATATATGGTGGAAGATTAATTGTTGCAACTTCCAGAGCATTCTCAATAGGAAGAGGTGGAAGAGGAGATTCACTAGCAACACCCTTCAGTAACTGGAATCCTCCATCTGGATTGAAGTAAATCTTATCAATTCTAGGCAAGTAGTGCCCATAGGTGATCAGAATAGACTCATCAGATGCAAGAATATTTTTAGCAGAGTTTGTTCCATCTTCAAAAGATCTTGAATTGAACTCAAAAGGAGATACAGAACTTGAATTGGAATCAAACTGCCTTACTCTAGGTCTAATATCAATAACATCAGTTAATCTTATATTATCTTTGAGAAGTGGTAGATCACAATAGTCAAACTGATCATAGGACGACACAGTTGTCAGATCACCTTCAGTAGAATCGTTATATTCTGCAGATTCAAATACGACTCTTAATTGTCTTCTAGGTGCTTTAGCGTTTGGTTTTCTAATTAATCTAGAATAATCAACAATAGTCTCTCTATGACCAGAATCTAAAGTAAATCTATTAAGAATATTTTCATCACCTTGATCAAAGTCATTAATTGTTCCAGTAATGCCTGTGGTTTCTGTAAGAATAGATTCTCCAATTTCAAAACGTAAATCGTTTAGATATACTAAATTTGCACTAGAAGAATTTGGTTTTTCAACATATAGTGCAATAGCACCACTAGTTTGACCTACAATTTCTTCACCAAGAACAAAGTCATCAGTCTTACCTGTTGGTCCATTTAAATTAAACAGACTGATAGATGGTAAAGTTGGTGCTCCAGTATCATCAGATTCAAAAACACCATACACTTTAATTACATCTGGTTCAAGAAGACAAATTTCCTTATCCTGAACTCTAAGACCATAACCATAAGATCCATAAGTAAGTCCATCATTGAGAGTAGTTGATCCAATGCCAGAAGATGACAGTTTGGATTTATTAACAATAATGGAGTTTGTCTTAATAGAATTTTTAACCTTATTAGTTACATTAGTCTTCTTAAGAGTTGCAATTAAGCGCCCAGATCCAGTAGAACTAAGACCAAAAATTCTTAACTCTCTACCACCATTAGTATATCTGAATTTATCAGCAGATAACTCTTCAAATCCACCTTCAGCATTAATAAGAACATAACGCTCCTCATCATATGCAAGGAAAGTCTCATTCTCTCCCGCTTGAATAGTATTGGTTGCATTGGCAGTAATAGTTACATTAAACTCTCTCTTAATAGAAATAGTCGATTTTGTA